ATGGTTTCTTATAAAAAATAAAAAAAATTATAAAAAAACAAGACATACGGAAAAAAGTGTCCACTTTTTGAGAAAAATGGGGAATGGGCACGTATGGAGAGGGACACCCCCCTACTGCGTGAACAATTAAAAAACCCTTATAATCATTGGTCTGAACACTTTTCTCACATGCGAGGATACTGTATCTCAATCGTATCTCAATCGTATCTCGATCGTATTCCAATCGTATTCTAATTTTTTGTCTCCGTATACGGGGATTGGTGAACAGTTTTCAAAAGCGTTCATTGCGCGCGTTTTGCGCGGCGGCCAGAAGTGCGGGACCAGGTAGCAAAACGCGAATGAACGGTTTTAAGGTGCCCCGAACAGTTTTCTGGTGGAAATCTCAGGGACATATACGGCAAAACCCTTATACGTAGGGGTCAGATATACGGTGTCTCCCGCTCATGTCCCCCGCATATAATTGGCTTCGCATGCGGAGCGACCTGCAAAAACAGGCCTATTTATGCGTGGTTTTTCGGGCCGGTCGCGTGGGAGTGCCTGGAATGGGAACATTAACGTTTTTGGGCCTGTTTTTGCGCGTTTCTCCGCTTGCATTGCGGGCCGTTCCATGAGACAATCTTCAAGTCAGGGGAATCCGCCTCTGACGCATGCGGTAACAGACAGTTGGAGAGAGTCACTTATATGAGTGAGCAGAACGTGGCAGAGCAGACAGAGGCAGTCGAAAAGACTGCCGTGGACCCCAAAGCCGTCGTCTATCTGGCGGCGACTGACGAGCGCATCGAAGAGAAGCTACGCGCCGCCGTGGAAGCCGCCGATATCCGCTGCTCCATCGATACGGTGGACGTGAAAGTTTCGGGCACCGGCGACACGAAGAAAACCGTATCAGGCGAATACGTCCGATACGAGGCACTCACCACGGCGGGACAGCTGGCGTTGATGGACGGCGTATACGAGCTTCACGAAACGAAGCCGTCGTGCATGGGCCGGTTCAACTATGCGGAGGATCTCTACCGTCGTGGACTCGTCCGCACTGCTCTGCTCAAAAAGGCAGAGGGTCCAGAAAAAGCCATCGAACGTGGCATCAAGGGACTCGTCGCGGCGGGTTTCTCAGAGTCCAAGGCTATCGCGACGGTTCTCAAGGGACTCATCGAAGAGGGCGAGCTTCCGGCGGATTACGTCTACAGCAAGTAGACGCATACGGGGCCGGTCCTATGATGGGACCGGCCCACTTTCAAACCCTGATAGGAGTTATGACAATGGAAAGACGATACGAGAACTACCCAGTAGAGGCACCGGCCAAGTCCGATGCCGTCCACATTGACCCCGTTTACGTGCGCTCCACGCGCATACGCGCAGTGTTCACACTGCCGACTCACGGCACGGCGGATATCAATATCCTTGCCCGACAACTCGTGGACGGTTCACTGTTCGCCGCATCCGATATCGTGTCTGCCACTATCGAGCAGACTTCCGTCGTGAACATCCGCCGCAACAAGGTGTCCGCATAATGGCGCCGTTTCTGGCGGACCTGCCGCAAGCCGAGAAGCATGCAGCACTCAAGGCTATCGTTACGCTCTGTGCTATGGACGTGCCGTATGAGGTAGCTGAGCGTATGGTGTGCCGTCAACTGTTTGAGGATCGCATGCTTGCGCTTGAACGCATGGCACTCGGCATGCGGCGCGTCGTGCGCGGCTGACCTGCCACTAATCGACCTGGACTAAGCCCACCTAAGACGTGGGCTTTTTTACGCATGCGCCAGCATGTATTGACATCAATACAAGTAGACATCCTAACTTGTATTGACAACCATACAACTTGGGATTACAAAGTAAGTAACGCACGTATAGTAAGCAGCTTACTTTGGATAGCAAAGTGGAGCCCCCCACCAGTATATTTACGGGTCCCATGCGGTAACCCAGGGAGGGCGAAGCACTTATAAAGCCTGTGCCTGTGCAAGTTTGGTTTATACGAAGCTCCGTATAAGTGAAAAAAGGGAGGGTGCCGTGAACGGTTCCCTGATGGTGAACACTTAAAATCGTTAGGAAAAACAATGAAAATAACCCTTGACATTAAGTGTTCGATCGCTTACGCTTTAGAGGCTTTCGCCGAAGTTTTTTATAAGAATCCCTGTTATGTTTATCTCAGAAACAGAAGGCGCTGACAGACTTGAGAAGTCGAAAGACCTGTGGAATATCAGGGAGCGGAAGCCTGTCAGAAACGGGTCCCCTATTCCTGAGGCTCCGACTGCACCATTACCTGAAGAAAAAGAAGAAACTGTTGAGGCTTCAGAGGAAAGCCCGAGAATAGATGCCGACGCGCTCAAAGCTCTGGACGATATCCTCATCCCACCATCTCCTCGCGGACGCCCCAAAGGTCAGCATAATCGCTCCGATAACTTACGAGCCACCATTGGTGTGGCGAGCAGAGTTCTCGGTGGCCGCGCAACAGACCAACTCTTTGATGCTGGCGCGCAGATGCCATACGCCTACGCTCAGGGGAAAGTCAGTGTGGGTGGTGAGGTAAAAGATACTCTCGTCACGGAAGTCAAGGACCAACAGGATGCGATACGTAATCTCGCATTCAATCGTCTCGTGAAGACTCTCGGACTGATGGACGATGAGAAACTTGAGGCGGTGACTGACGTTACGAAGCTCGCTCGTGTAGGTCGTGACCTCAGTTCGATTGTCGATAAGGTGACGCCGAAAGCTGAGAACAATACTCAGTCGGTTCACTTCCACGTCTTTCGGCCAGAAGCCAGGCCGGAGCAATCATACGAAGTCATCGATCTGGTGCCATCCATCCCAGCTTCACAGCATCAGTTAGACGCGCACGATCAATGATTTGAGCCCCTGGGTGAAAGGTGAGTCCTTCATCCCCCGAATGAGACTCACTGAGGGACGCCCAGGGGCTCAATTAAAGTTCAGAGCGTGAACAGTTAAAGGAGATAGCATGCCAACAACGAAAACCCTCACAGGCGAAGGGCTAGTCAGGAAGCTCGTCGGGATCGGCTTCGCCATCGTCAAGCTCGACGATGATGGGAAGCGTGGCGAGTGCAAGGCATACGCTGGCGACCACGTATGCGAAGTCACCACCAAGCGACCGGCGAAGTATGGTGACATCGAGTTCGACATTCTGAAGTCCGAACTCGACCCCCCTGGAGAACAGGTGGAAGTCACTCGTATCTGTCGCTTCGTCCTCACTCCCGACGCCGCCGAATCTCTCGGAGTCACTCTCGGAGATGCTGCCACCGGCGCAGATGCAGCCGGAACCTGGACACCGGAAGGTTCAACTCCACCAGAGAATCTCGGTGCGATGGAAGGTGTCGTCGCCAACCCCACGACGCCATGGACTGACGGTCAGCACGTCGTCCTCGATGACGGCTCGACTGCATACTGGAACGGCGCCGCATGGGTGGCTGGCATGGCTCCGGGAACTCCGATTGTCGCAACAGGTGCGACGGCAGGAACGCCAGGAACCTTCACGCCATCGGGAGCGACAACTCCAGCAGACCTCGCAGGTCTGGCAGCCATCACTGCGACACCTCCCACTCCGTGGACCACTGGACAGCATGTCATCCTCGGAGACGCATCGCACGCATCGTGGGATGGTGTCGCATGGGTGGCTGGTGACGGTGTCGCCGTCGCTGGTCTCTCGGCTCAGACCGCGAAGGAGAAGGTCTACGAGTCGGGCAAGTCGAAGATTCTCCAGACGAAGTAGCGCTTCGCGCATAGCGAACTGACGAACTGACGAACTGACGGTGGAGACGAAACGAAAGTAATCTCCACCGTCCTTAAGATTGAGGCTTATGGAAGACAAATACATCGTCGAGAAGGACACGACAGTCAGCTTCACGATTCAGGATGGACCGATCAGGGAAGTCGGTGTCAACGGTGTCCAGATCGACGAAGTCATCCGATGGGCGAAGGTGAAGATCGAGGGCTTCAACGCGGCGTTTCCGTGTCGAGAGAACTCGATGGTCATCACGAAACTCGACGAGGCTCTCCTGTGGCTCCTCAAGAGGAAGCTCGACAGGGAAGCTCGTGGAGTTGAAGGTTTCAACAAGACGTAGATGGCTCTAGAGGTTGTCTCACGCGCACTGAAAATCTGGAAGCCGAATCCACGTCAAGTGGACTTCATTCAGATTCCTTTCAGTGTTTTCGAGGCTCTCTATGGAGGCGCAGCCGGTGGTGGGAAGTCTGAGTTATTGCTCATGCTTCCCATCATTTACGGGTTTCACGAGATTAGTGGCTTCCGTGGAATCCTCTTTCGTCGCACGTTCCCTCAACTTGAGGAGTCTCTGATTCCTCGGTCGAGAGAGTTCTACAAGCACTTAGGCGCAACGTATAACGACACGAAGCATCTCTGGACGTTTCCATCAGGCGCAGTCATAAACTTCAGTTATCTCGATAAAGACCAGGATGCGCGCGACCACGACACGGCGGAATATCATTACTGCGGATTCGACGAACTAACGGCATTCACCTCGTTCATGTATACATACCTGACTTCACGTGTCAGGTCAACATTAACAGGGGTGCCAGCAATTATCCGAGGCGCAACAAACCCAGGCAACATCGGACATGTTTGGGTTCGGGATAGATTCGTCGCCCCTGCAAGGGACGGCAACGTCATTCTTTACGATTCGATAGCAAGAAGTAAGAGGATCTTCATTCCAGCAAAGCTGACGGATAACCCGCAGCTGATGGAGAAGGACCCCACCTATATCTACCGTCTTAGATTGCTGCCAATCGCAGAGCAGAAGGCTAAGATCGAAGGAGACTGGTGGACATTTTCAGGGCAGGTATTTGACCAGTATCGAGAGCAGCCATACCCAGACGAACCCGCGACCGCGTCTCACGTTGTCGAGGACTTCGAGCCGCCTGCCTGGTGGCCACGTATTATCGCTGCTGACTGGGGATATGCTGCTCACACATGGGTCGGTTGGGCCGCTATCAGTCCCGACTC